CTATGGCCTTATCTACCTCATTTTTCATACCTAACATTGGCGTTAACTCATTGGCACCGAACGCAACGTCTGAACCCTCAAATAATTTGATCTCTTTTACTGCCCAGAAGAACCCCGCCTCATCTGCTTTCTGTGGATTCAATGCGAGGGGGTAGAATTGATCCCACGTTTGGCGTTCTGATTCAATGGTTGATTCCTTCTCAGCCAGGGCCAAGTCCATATATCTAAATCCAATAGATCTATCATCTATTAATCCTTCTTGAATCTTAATCAATTGGTCATTAGAATCATTTGACTCAGGATAAAACGACTCATGATAAATACCCGTTAGTTTTTGACCATTAAAATCAACCTCTCTTTCATCCAATACATCAATCCTGGCAATGACATCACCCCATTCATGGTCTTTGAGATGCTTTATTTTGTTGCCTTTCTTACTCCCCGCACCTCTTTCACTGATAGACTTTGAAGCTGCCCCCGGCAATAGCATGTCTTGATCTGAATCAATGAAGAAATAGCTGTTGAACATCCCGGATACTGTACGGCTAGACAGATCCACGTCCTTTGTTGATCCAGTATTAACCCTTGTTTTGTATGGGTTTTTGAATTTCTTTTCTATTAATTGTTTTCTATCGCTCATAATATTCTATTAAACAGACCCTAATATTCCATTTGCAGTGGCTTGATCAAATCCATATATCTCAACAAGCATAGTCAATGCTGAATCCCTTGAGGTTGTTCCAGCTACTACAGACGCTTGGATACTCAATACTCCCTGAACACCCCCGACTGACCCCCTTAGATTCGCTTGTGCTTGTGCGTTTTGGTTCTCTGCTGCTGCATTACCCTCCAAAGAATCATCTGTAGTAGCGGTTGTTGAAGGCGTCAACATCGCCTGTTCTGCTGCTAATTCAGGATATAAGATTGTAGTTCCTTGCTCAGTGGTCAGTATTCCAGCCGTCACCTCTCCTATTATTTTAGTTGATAGCTCTATATTGGGCTGCGTTAGCTCTAATATCGTGGTCTTATCAACCTTCCATGTGATGTCAAATTCATTGAAATCAAAGCCTATGAATGATACTAGTTTCGGATTTACCTTATTAGCGAGTGGCAACACTGCGTTTAGTAGCATTGATTTACTGGCTTCCTTAACGTTGTTAAACGTGGTCGCTCCTGGATCACCAAACAATTTTGAATCAACATTGTACATTGCACAGATTGTTCTTAGGTGCTCTATACGTGTTTCGATTGATTTGAGGTCAGTGGGATTCATTCCCATTTGCTTGTATCCCAATTCAGAAGATGACACTTTAACCTTACCGAAATTGTTTATTCCGGTTGATTCTGTATCGTATTGATCTTGTAATTCTTTCTTTTCTTTAGGGTCTAATATCCTTGCCCCTTTGCCAAACAACACCCCAGCTACCCCTTTGTTTTTATGTAGCGATGCTTCACTAGCCCATACTTCATTGTTACTTTCATACACTTTACGCCCTGCTCTGAGTGTTGAAAAGCCGTGTTGTTCATCGACTGTAATATCAGGTTTTTTGATGTGTAATACTTCAAATGGCAAGAAGGAATGAGTGATTCCAAACATGGTTACCGTATAACTTATCACATCACCACGTCTATTTTCATTAATTACAACGTTATAATTAATAGGGATAACATATTCTGTCTCTTCCTCCAGGGTAGGAACTTTGATTACAAAACATTCCCCTGCGGCTAGAAATGTAGCGTATGCCCTGTATAAAAACTCCCCCCCATCTTCCTTATTGTTGGGTCTGCTTAAAATATCATCTAAATTATCATTGGTAATGATCTCTTCATTGTTACTACGTTTAACTAATAGCCTGTCAAGTATCACAGTTTTCTGAGCTATCCTATCAATAACCATAAAAACATACGGGTTTAATCCATATGCAATTCTTAAAAAGTCTCTGCTGTTGTTTCCGAAGGTGAAATTACTACCCAGAAGAGGGAAAAATTCCAGAGGTGTTGCGCCAGTGAGCGGTATGGTATGGCTTTTTGTACTAAATAGCCCTTTAAATGGATTCTTAATTTTCATTTTCTTGCTCTAATATATCGAAATGATACGAAACTTTATAACGAACGGCATCTATTCCATGATTATGTCTATCAATTGGCACCTTTTTACCGAATGTATTACGCTTAAAATTGCCTTGGCGATCTTTTGCCCATCGGTATTTTCTGAATTCGTCCTGTAAATTAACTGAAAGATAGTGAATAAATATGTTAAATTGGTGTAGGCGTTGAATGCCATATGCAACGGAGTTCGGTGGCTTCTCTGCCCAATCAGCCGGAACACCGTAATTACGCAATTCATTAATGCTTTTATATTCGGAACTATCCCATACACTACGCTCATCGTTCCATCCTCCAGCAATAACCTTGTCGGCTATTTCATTATTTAATAGGCCTGTTTCCCAAATACGCTCTCTAAGATATAGATTATTACCGTCCCTAGTCACATCTATTAAAGTTGTAGGATCTGTTTTAAATCCAAAGTCACCCCCATAACCTCTCCAATCATATCCTTTTGGATCATCTGTGTACATTTGCCAGTTAGGAAAAATCACATCTTCAGACACCGATCTAAGACCTAGACCATACACCTCCCATTTAAACTTATCAGCGGTGCCTAATGCATGATTCTTAGCCTTTAGTTTATCCCATTGCTCCTGAGTATATCCGGCTTTATTAGCAATTAAGTAGTCATCACATTCTTGATGTGCATAACTCAGTATCTTTTGCCTTGCGTTAACAGGAGCATATTTATTATCGAATATTGTAGTATGGTGACAGGCGTAATCCGTCCTCATACCCAAGTCAAATAGCCAGCTTTCAACCGCTGAAGGGTTGTAATCAACGATAAAGAATTCCTTTGTACGTTGTTCTAGTTGATCGAATGTATCTCTAGGCACTCCCATAGCCTCATTAACGATAAGTAAATCAGATTCTAGGCCATGAGCTGTCATTATATCGTCATTAAACCCTACAAATTCAATGATATTATCGTTATAGTAGATAGGTGTTGCGGTCTTATTGAAGTGTCTAGGATCTAATCCAAACGTTTTCCATACGCTTCTAAAGGTCTTATAGAATGTTTTCTTGAGAGTACTTAAATGATCTCTCCCTACAGTGATTTGTTTGCCCTTGTAGGACGTAACGTAGTGGCAAATGAAGTTTGATATGTCCCAGGTTTTTCCTGTCCTAGAAGCCCCTTCTAACCCTATCCCCTTGATTCTATCCTCATTGACAACCCCTGTCCTAATCTCCTTTTGCAGTTCCTTCTTTGCTTGTATGAAATTACGCTGTATGAAGTCAAAATTTGAGGTGGTTGTTATGCGGCTGGACATGCTAACATCCTTGAAAATCCAAAATAAACGACTTTGGAATCATTAAAAACACTTCCATTTGCGTTAGTTCTGGACACATAAAAGATTGAATCATCGAAGAGATGGAAACCCATATGATGCTAAACATAAACACTAGAAGCAATACACGATATATCTTATTTCTGATCATCAATCAATATTTGAGTTATGGCTCTCACGACTAATCTTCATGTAATATTTCTGTATTATTTATAGAATGACACCGAGCATCAAACCAAGTATACTTTATTTTAGCAGATCCAAACCATGTTAACAAATCAGTATCCCCTAAATTTGTATCGTCTCCATGAATTTGACCTATTAAGGTATACTCTGACGATCCGTTGGTTGGATGAAAGCGTGTAATTTCAATGAAATTACAATTACACCTTAACTCTTCCATTATCTCAATTAGATCATCAAGCCGATTTGGTTTGACTGTTTCACTAAAAAAATTATATAGTTCCATCTCTGTGGTTTGTTTTACATGATTTAACTTTCCAACGGCCTATACAATAGGCTCTATTTCCAGCAATTTTTAGATATACCCCATCACTGTAATATTGATGCAATATACAACGGTCAATATCTAGGTACGTCCACAGTAATGTCTTATTCATCTTCTTCAGGTAGTTTATCACCGTTCTCTAATATAGGCTTATCATCGGTAGTGTCATCGGTAGGTATACGATCGTTCCATTTCTTACCTCTTCTATTCTTCAACCAGAAAGCAATAGCTCCAACATCAGGAGGAATATGCTTTTTTGTGGTAGTTGTCTTGTCAATGGTATATTCACCGCTTGTCCCCGTTTCTTTTCGTACCTCTTCATAGTCGTATCCGTTGGCTCTTTCATACAGTGATTTACTGACATTTGCATCTGCTGCATCCTTTCCCTTTTTTATGGCCTCTAAGAATTCAGGGAAATCATTCTTCCAATTACCTAATGTGGACACATCAATTTCTAACACCCCGGCCATTTCTTTATCGGTCAATCCAAGTAAAGACAATCTATAAACTAACTCATTAGTTTCATCCCCTTTATGCTTTGTTGGTTGTCCTGCTGGCATGATGAATGAATTAAACCCTTCCTTTTATAAAGATAAACGTTTTTACGTAATCTACCCATATTTGAATAGTTGCGAAAGAACCATCTGAGGCATTTGTGAATGTATCCAACATATCAACAAGTAAAAACGAACCGTCCGGACGCTTTAGACCTACTCTGGTCGTATTTTTAAATATTTCATACGTTCCCCTCTGGCGTGGTATGCTGTCAACTAAGAAATATTCATCGTTTCCTGCTTCAATTTTCATATCATTATAAATCCGTGTGCTTGAATATTAAACGTATCTAGTCCTGTTAAGTCGTCTTTTACTCGAAAGCACAAGAAATCATTGGTGCCTTTTTGTAGTCTAAACCCAAATTCCAAACCAAATCGTAATTTTATGTCAATATCTGGGAAATATGTCTCTGCTCCCGCGCCACTTACATCGGCTTTCCACGTATTATTGCCAGATCCAAAGCCTTTCCCAGCCGTTGCGGCTCTAAATAAGTCTAAATTAGTAGTCATATTTGTTATAATATCCCTTTGACCTAATATTTTATCCTGATAGAGCAAGTCTATTCCGTTCGTCAATGGTGCTAACCCCCCGAAATCATCGAGCATCATATTGGTATCAGCTATTCTAATTGTGATCGACTTAACGTAAACATCTCCTTCGCTGATTGCATTAATGC